TATCTGTTGTGGCTGTATGTTCCACCCTTCTCGAGTTCGATCAAGGATTCGTTTTGCTTGTTCCAGTTCGGTCATGCTTTTTCTTTTCGTGTATTGAAGCCATCACGGCTTTAAGTTCATTGACGGATTTGTGTCCGCGCTTTTTTATTCGCTCATCGAGTTCGTACCTGCGATTGGCCAGGCTCATCTTGAGCAAATGCTTTGCCTCACATTCAACGATCCATTCTCTGGACCATGATCCAACGACACGCCCATCGTGGAGCGTGACATCGATCTCGTATTTTTCCCGTGGGGTCAATGTTTGTTTTCCTGTGCGGCCATGTGTTTGAAGTATCCGTCGCAGATCTCGATAGCCTCACGCATCACCATGCGGTCAAATGCTTCGTGCATATTTTTCTCTGCTTGCTCTTCGTCGTTCCAACCGATGGCAAATTGACAGACACCAAATCCTTCAGGTTGGCAAAAGAATCTCAACTCAGGCGCACCTTCGTCGCTTTGTTTTTTCATGATGACGATTTGGCCATAGCGTGCCACATCGAAGACTCGTGCAAATTTCATAAAAATACCTTTCTACATTTGCGGCAATATTTGACGCCGCGTTCCCATTTGAATTTGGCCATGCAATGACAGCATTGCCTCCATCTGATCTTATTCATCGAGACAACCACCACATCCACAAGACCAGTGATATGAATGCGATTGCGGCACCAATTGCAAGCAAGCCGATTGTCATTAACAGACTGTGAATCATTTCCATGTTTACCTCACGCACATTAAATTGATTGTTCGATAGACCACACCATCATTCCATTTTTTGTCTGACTCGATGTCATACAGTTCGATGATGTGCTCCGCTTCTGCAAACCTTATTCGCTCATTGCGAATGCAAAACACATAGATCAATGGCGCCTTCTGTGATGAATACGCATCGATCAATTGAGGCAACAGCAGTCGTTCTTTTTCTTTGATGTTGGGTGTGCCCTTCACATTGACTGCAAAAGTTTTTTCTTCACGCTGAATCACATAGTCCGGCATGTTTCGCAGGACTGGGTTCAGGTTATAGAACGCTCCTACATTTGCAAACTTTTCGTCAAAGCCAAGGCGTGTGCAGTTCCACGCATTACGATTGCACCATTGCTCGAAGATCTCTTCGCCAATGTTTACGCCGACACCTTGCCGCCCCTGGTAGTCTTGTGTCGCGTTACCGTAGGTCATAGTTTTATTCCCCTGGTCATGTGTTGTGAATCGATGCGCTTGCAATCAACATCGGTTTTGTATTTTGGCCAATGGCCTTCACGCACCATGTCGCAGTAGTGTTGCTCTTCTTTGATTGCATCCTCGTAATCCATCTGGCCAACAATGCCAAATGCAATGATTACAAAAAATGCAGTTCCAATTGCTTTGATCATGCTCATTTGTTTTCCTCCATCAATATGCTCATTCGTTTTTCATCAGTGCCACATGCTGGGCAAGTGGCTTTTTTTGTGATCCGCACTACATGCTCGAGTGACATTGGTAAAAACAGTGGCGCCCATTCATGCTTGCAGACTTCGCACTTCACACGCAGTGGTGTCTTTTCAATATTCATCTTTGCTCCTTTGGCATTGCCATCTTTTCACGCAGTTCTTCCATCATCTTTTTGACCTTGGCTTTGTTCTCAGCCAACTGCTCTTCAGACAATTTGAATTCCAACTTCACTGGCTCTGGGCGTGGTGCCATGCGGCACAGTTCTTTAAACTTAATGCAGTTTGGTACGCGTTCTGGTAGGTGCTCAAGTGCATATGCAATAGCCTCTGGCCATTTCACAAAACTGCCCAGTTCTTCAGCCCATGTGGCCTTTGCGTTTTCTAGTCCAGCATCAATGCCGTTAACCATGCCGGTGCTGTACTGTCCAACAAACTCTCTGCCATAAATGCCCTGGAGCCTGGCAAATATTTTTTCAACCCAGGCGTTTGGTAGTGTCGGGTTCTGCGTCATAAATTTCTCCTTCAATAATGGTGCCTTGGTATTCGTCGTGTTTTGGTAAAAGTCCAAGTGAGCGTGCTATTCCCTCTTGGTTGATCTGATGCTGGGTTTTGTTCTGCTGGTCTTTGTTGACCCAGTCTGATTTGAATCCTGCCCATCCTCTTGCACAGCATTCGGTCAATGCGGCATTGAGTGACCATCCTGCTTTGCGTGCTTCACGCTCTATGCCTGCAATGGCTGTCGCTGTGACTGGTGCCTTCTTTGCTTTGCGGACTTTTGTGAATCCATCCCACACTTCAGGGTTAACCCCATCAGGGCATGACATGGGCTTGTCCCTTGTATTTATCTTTGTTTCTTGTTTTATGTTTATTGTTTCTTGTTTCTTGTTTGGTTGCACGGTCGTTGAACGAGCGTTGGAGCGGCGTTCGGCAGAGGCTTTACCCGCTCTGGATGCGGCTTCCAGCCTGTTGTGGTACTTCGCAATCTCTTCATCAGCCCTGCGATTGACCCACCCAGTGCCCTCGATCAGTTCAAAAAATTCCTCGAGAACGGACACAACTTCAGCCTCATGCTCGCGCATGTTGATTGCCCGTGCAACGGTTGTTGAACGCTCGTTCAACGGCTGTTCATGTAGGTAGTAGATGTCAAGCAAACGACGGTAGGCCAGGTCTTCCATCGGCGTCAGATGACGCGTGTGGCTGGCATAGTCGCCTATGTTGAATGAGTAGAAATGCATCAGGCACCCGCCTTCGCCTGCTCGATGATCTCGCGGATCTTGCTCTCGCTGGCGCTCTTTGAGTTCTTGGTGCAGGCAACGCACGCGGCGTTGATCACATACTTTTCGGTTTCGCCACAGGTCTTGCAGGGCTTGCCGGTGTACTTTCGCTGGCCCTGGCGGGCGGCTTCGATTCGGGGGGATGCCACTTGTTTATCTCCATGTTGAGTTACGGTCCACACATTGTAAACCAAAACCCAAACAAAGAGTCAAGCATTTTTTTTCTGGATGATCCGTTCTACTTTTTCAGTAGTCACAAAGCGGTGGGTGTTGGCGCATTCGTAGCGCCTCAACTTGGTATTGCCAGGCCTTGCCCTGGTTTCTTTCACCATGGTCCAAGCCTGACAAACCGGGCACTTCATTACTTCAAAATGGAATATCGTCGTCCATGTCTGCCATTGCGCCAGCGGGTGCTGACTGTGGCTGTTGCGTTTGTTGCGTTTGCGCTGGGGCATCACCCTTAGGAGGTAGGTCTATTTGATCCACAGAAAGCCGTAGGCGCGTTTTTGGCGTGCCGTCCTTGGCTTTGTATTCCTCGAGTTTGATCGGGCCGCTGACGGTCACGCGCTGTCCTTTGGCCATGTACGGTTGCAGGCTGGTTGCCCGCTTACCCCACAGTGCGCAGTCGACCCACATGGTTTCTGGTTTGTCTTTGGTCCCGGTTTGCACGCCAATGGCAAAGTTCAGGATGTTGTCGCCGTTGTGCTGGCGCAGTTCGGGGTCGCGCCCCAGGTTGCCGGTGAGTATTGCGATGTTCATGATTTGGATTCCTTCGAAATTGAGACGCGTACAAAACCACCAATCTGCCCCGCGTCCACTCGAGCAGTCAGTGTTGTGAATTGTTTGTCGTTGATCTTCAACGCATCGGCCACGCCATCGAGGCCAGACTTCATCCTGGCCACCAGGTTGTCTCGATCGTAACTGCGCCGGTCGGGCGGCACGAACTCGAGCACCAGGTGCAGGTTGCCAGCAGGCACCAGGTCAGTCCTGATGCGGTACTGCTCGAGCGTCAACGCCCAGCAGGCTTCGCGGTATGCCGCCTTGACTTTTGACACCTTGGCCCAGTGCAGGCGCTTGTTGGGTGACAGGTCAGAAGGTGGCCAACCCAGGATAAGTTCAATCATTGACTTCGCGCCCAAACACGATGTCGTGCGCAGTGATGTCGATGCCGCGCTCCCAGGCTAATTCCAGGAGGCGACGCTGTACGGCGGTCGGCACGATGCCAGACTTTTGCCAGCGAGACACTGCGGCAGGATCGCGGTTGAGGGCGCGGGCGAGTTTTCGTACCCCGCCAAACATGTCGATGGCCAGTTCAACTGGCGATGTGTGATTGATGGTGTTGTTCATCCCTCAATGATGACACAGGCGCAACACCTTGTGAACCCTTGATTTACCTGGGCGGAACGAATACCCACATAAATCACTCGGAATAGGTATTGCGTTGTGGATATGTGTTGATGTAAGATCACCACATCGGACGAAAAAACGATACCGCATTTAGCACCGAGCGATGGCCACCTGGCCTGACAGAGTTAGCTAAATGGCCGTGACGACATTTTGGGAAAGATCCGGACGCAGGCTTATTAACCCAACGCCTGCACCCTTTAAATGTTTTGACAATGGAGAGAATCATGACTGCAATCAACACCACACCCGCTTCTGCTGACGAACTCGGCACACTGCTCGC